ACAACCCGCCCCCTTTTTCTGGGGCATAAGGGGCAAACCGGGCAAACTGGGCAAACTGGGCAAACTAAATCGGAGGACTTATGGATTCATCGCACCGCTGGCTTGTCGATACCAAAGACAAGATGAATTTTTTTATCGCTTTCATCACCACACAATTTGATGACGGCAAGAAAATCCTATATACAATCAAAGACACCACAAGGAGTGACAGACAAAACAACGCTATGCACTTGTGGTTTAGGCAGATAGCTCAAGAGCTGAATGACGCAGGATACTGGGTAAGACACCCATTCAGTGACAAGCTAGAGATACCGTTCACGGAGGTGCTGGTTAAGGAGACGCTCTACAAGCCCATTATAAAGGCCATGTACGACAAGAACTCTACGGGTAGGCTAACCTCACAGGAGCTGTCTGAAGCCGCTGAGGTGTTGGTCAGGTGGCTCTCAGAGAACAAGAAGGTATATGTTCCATTCCCTCAACAACTAAAGGATCAACTAAAGTGAATAAGACCTCTCGGAGTACAGTCTACGATGGCGAAGTTACGTGGCAGAGAATTGCTGATGAAGTAGGATTATCACGGCAAGGCGCTAAGCACGTTTACAATAACGCCATCCTCAAACTGCAAAAAAACAAACAACTAAAGCAGTATTGGGTTGATCTAATCATAGAAGGGAGAGCAAGCAGATGCGATTAAAGAGAACGGCGGCAGATCATTGGTTCAGCAGGTGTGTCCGAATGAGAAACGACTTTAAATGTCAGGGCTGTGGTGCGCAGTACGAGTCAAACAGCACTGGACTTCACTGCTCTCACTACTTTAGCCGCGCTAAGAAGGGCATACGATACGACGGAATGAACGCCTTTGCTCACTGCTACGGCTGTCACCAGAAGTACGGCAGTAACCCTGATTACTTTGTTCGTCATTACATAGACACCTACGGCGAAGGTTCACTTGAGTTAGTTAGGGAAAAAGCTGAGGACATCACGCTAGGTAAACGGATGAACAAAGAGCAGAAAGATATAGCCAAGCACTACAAAGAAGAAGCCGCCCGTATGGAGAATGACAGGGCGGCAGGAGTAGTGGGCTGGTTAGAGTTTATTAGTTGGGACTAGTCGTCTGTTAACAGTCTTTCGCCCGTAGACATGCGTAGAATTCTGTCGATGTTAGCAAGTCCGGGGGCGTAAGTTTGAGCAGTACGAAGCAGTGGCTCCATAGCGTCTGGCTCCCCCGCCATAGTCCTTTCAGCCGCAGTCAGCAATCCTGTTCCGGTCCTGCTGATAGCCTGCAACGGGGCCGGGCTGATGCTTAGAGCCTCCCCGCCAAACTCCTTAGCTCTGATATTCAAGGCTCCGCTACTGACGTTGGATGCAAGCTGATTAAATGTTCCTGACGCAATACCTTCGGGAGTAAGAACATCCGCAATATCTTTGTTTTTGCTAAGGTCTAGCGTTTTGCGAGCATCATCCCAAACACCAGATACAACGCCAAACAGCGCGACATACTTGCCCGTTTGAATCATTGCAGTCTTTGCGGCCTCAGCACCTTCCTTGGTATTGATACCCTTCTCTGCAACGGTAGCTAGGTTAAGCCCAACCTCGGTTCGGATGTTGTTCATCTGCCGGTTCATGTACGACAACATGCTGTACATCATTCGAGCGTTTGGATTGTCATTGTAGGCGCGAGGCATTGCACTGGCACTAACTGGTTGCCATTTATTCATGGCCGCACCAGCAAAGTTCAAGACATAAGCAAGCTCATTATCATCTAGCGAGCCTCCCTGCTTCATCTTCTGCAACGCGCTGACTGTGCTATCAAACTCAGACTGCGACAGCCCCTTCATGCCGTCGTGTCGCTTTAGCTTTTCGATAGACTTTGCGTCACCCTTCCTGGCTAGGTTTACTGCGCGTTGAACGGCAGAGTTGGAGAGCATCTCCTGGCCCATCCTGTTTACTTTCTCTACGCCAGAGACTCGATATAGGGCCTTACCAAGAACGTCTACGCCACGACCCACAAGCTGTGGTGCCTTGATGTAGTTAAACACCTCTGCGGTCTTTGTTGTTTCTTTGCTAATCGTGTTGGCTACTTCGCCGTAAAAGTTAGCATCTAGCCCAAGCTGTTTATTGGAAACCCATTTCTCCGGGCTTACTCCTGTAATCTTGGAGAGAGTAGGGAAGGTCTCGATAATCCCCCTTGGGACTGTTTGCGCCCAAGCCTTTACACCGTTCTGAAACACTGGAGCAGTAACGCCCTCGATAATGTTCAGCACAGCGTTCATAGGGTTAGCCAGCAACGCAGTAGATACCGCCCTTCTTGATACGGCACCAACTGCATCGCCGCCCATCTTTGAGGTAATTAGTGTAGAGCGAAGCGCGTCTTGTAGGTTACTGCGAATAGCCTTTTCGTTTGCCGCACCTTTAAGCTCTTTCTTTGCGGCTTTGTCGATAGCCTTGAACACAGAGTCAACGCGACTTTTTGACTGTAGCTTCTCTTCTTTAAGATTTATCTTGTCTATGTTGATGTTAAATCGCTTGGCTACCGCTCTAGCTGTTGCTATATCTTTTGCATACTGCTTTAGCGCCTCAACGGGATTTGCGTAATCGTTAGACCCCATAACCTTGCTTTTATTAATTGCAATGGTCGGCATGTAGTCGCCGTCAGGAAACTTAACAAAGTCCAGATCCTTTAGAACCTTGACTTGATCTCGCATCAATTGAACGGCCTGCTTTTCTTCGGCAGTTCTAGCAATCTCCATTGCCCTGTCCCAAGAAACAGCCTTGTCTTCAAACTTATTGTTTATTCTAAGAAGGGCTTGCTTTAAGAGGTCGTTGCCCTCAAACGCCTTTGCGGCTCCAGCAAACACGTCGTCGTATATTGCGTCGATTTCGCTGAGTTCATGGCGGACCATAATTTCTGAGTCCTCTACAAGACGCGCGGCCCTAGACCCTACATTCTTGGCAGTCCACTCTTTGGTTCCAAGCAAGATATTTCCTATCGTTCTGGAAGCCTTGCCCATAGTATCTTTAATGCCATCACCAACAAGAATGGTCGTGGCATTTCTCTCTTGCAAGCTAGTGTCTGTAGCAGATCCGCCCTTTCCTGCGCGACCCACGCTGGCAAAGCCCTCTTCACCACCGATAAAACCATCTTCCTGGCCTATCCTTTGGGACTTGGCTTTCTTTGTTGCGGCGGCAATTTCATCAGCGTTGCGAGTCAATGCGGACGCGGCGGCACCCAGCCCTCCACCAAGAGCGGCACCCATTGCGGCTCCCTCTAATCGACCTTCATCCCTACCGCTGAGGTATCCATACGCGGCACCTTCGGCGGCCCCAAGCGTGGCCACTTTGAACGCCCTATCTAACTTGCTTCCTGTCTGAGCGATCTTTACAAGGCTAGCGCCAGGAACAAACAAGCCGGCACCAAGACCTACCGCTGTAATCAAGCCAGAAGCGCCGGGGTTTTCCCTTTCAAAAGCATCTAGCTCTGCACGAGATTGCTGTATGCCTTGGTTATAGGTATCAGCCTCACCAGATAAAACTCGAATAGTCGCATCTAGCTCGTCACCAACGCCCAAAGCAGACTCAAGAAAATCAACGGCACCAGAGCGGATGGCGCTGTACTCAGGCTCGGGCGTAAAGTCAGAACCCACATCCCAAGGAGTCCTCAGCCTTGCTGTCGATGCTCTTTTGGGGGAGGCGCTCCAAGGATTTTTCATTTACTCACCTGCCGTTCTTCGGTTTATTTCATCTTCAATGCGACTCATGTACTTCTTAAAACCGCCGCCAGGATTCTGAGTTATCAGCCTAAGCTCTTCTGTAGTTATCCCACTTAGATCGCCACCCAGTTGCCTAAACGCCTTGCCTACTTTTTTGCGTGTTGATCCAAGACTAATCGCGCCGCCTATACTCTCTGTTACAGCCCTTACAGGGACTCCAACAGTCACATCAAAGCCGGCCCTGTACTTCTTGCCTACTTGAGGGATCTCCTCTTCTGTTGCAAGGCGATAGCTTTCTGGCTCTTTGAAGTCGCCACCCAAGTACACAAACGTCCCTTCCTCAGAATCAATCACTTGGCCAACCTCATAAGGAGAACCTGCATCATTCTCGAAGCCCAACTCTACGGCTTTATCTGGGTCGTACTGGTTTATAATTCTTAACTGGGTGTCTACATTCTCTTCTCTAAGCTGTTGCTCTGCAATAATATAATCTTCACGAGTAGGCTCTCCGTCTCGCTCTTTTGTGATCTGCTTTGCTCTTCTCTCTCTATCAATATCTCTTACAGGCTGAAGCATATCTATCTCAGCCTTTCTAACTACCGCTCTGTCTTCTGCGGCAACCCTTCTTCTTTCGGTAATCTCTGAGGACCATAGAGCATTTGCAATGCCAGACATTCTTGAGCGAATTGCTTTTTCAGAGGCTTTTGCTCTGGCTAAGGCGTTTGTGTTGCCAGACCACTGAGTATCATCGCTCCAACCTTTAATAGCTTCTTTGTACTCTCTTATCTCGGGGGCCATTGCATCTGCGGCGCCTTCTGGAAGCTCACCGATTAGCTTGTTCAGATCCGCTTCTGACATTGGTGCGGTGTTCAGGGCTATAGACCTTTCGTTAAATTGATTAACGATCTCATTGTTTCTAATAGCACCTGTAATGTACTGATTGGTTATTGTTGAAAACTCAGGCGGTATATTATCTCTTACTGCTTTAAGTTGATCTTGGTCTCCAGAATCAATGGCTCTTTGAATTTCATCTTGACTGTCACGAATATACTGTTGCTCGCGCATGGCAAGCTCTGTTTCTTCAAACTTAAATTGATTAATTTGGTCTTGACGATACCCCTGCTCAATCTCTGGGTTATTAAGCAACTGATTCTTCCGGGCTGTCAGAGACTCTTTGATAGTTCTTTTTTGCTCTTCTGTTATGTCGGTTCGTTCATCTAGGCTATTAAGAGTGTTATCAATTTGAGATACCGCAGTAACATCACGCTTAAGCCCGGCCTGCTTTGCCGCCGGAGCCATGCTTCTCAGTTGAGTAATGCGTGAGTCAATAGCCTGCTTCTCTTGAAGAGTAGGAGCCGCGTCTCTAATCTCTTCTAAACGCCTAACATTTAAAGCAAGCGCATTAGGATCGCCAGACAAAGCAGATGCCTGAGCTTGGCCAGTGGCTTTGCTTAGTTGGTCAAAGCGTTGCATAGCTCCACGCTCTTGCTCCATCCGCCCTCGAAGACCGCCCAACTCTCGAGCCGCAGTAAAGAGCCCTTCTTGATATGCAGGCCGTGTCATTGACTGCAAAAATGCTTGTGAAAACTTAGCCATGATTAGATTCCTAAAAGATCTTTAATTCCTGAGCCTACATCCCCAAGCCCACCAATAACATCTCCAAACAGCCCACCTAAACTAGATCCGCCTCCACTACTAGGAGCCGCAGTAGCCGCACGTTGCTGGTTAATTATGCCTGAGATTAAGTTGCCGCCTATACCGCCAAGGAGATTGGCTCGCGCTTGCTCCTGTAGTAACTGAGCCTCAATGCCTGACAGTCCTGTCTCTGCAAACAAGCCAGTGCCAAACTGCTGTCCCTGCTGAGCCAGTTCTTGTTGCATGATTCCCGGCATAGCCGCTTCTAACAATGCCTGTTGTGGCAGGTAGCCCGATCCTAAGAACGCCTGCCCAAGGGTCGCCTGTTGTGCTTGTTCTGCTTGAGCTTGTTGCATGGCACTTAACATAGCTTGATTGCGAGACTCTTGTATTGCTGTTTGCTGGGCCATTAATTCAGGAGTAGCGCCACCGTATGCCGCTGAGGACGTCCCTAATCGCCCCTGAGCCGCTAAACGCTCTTCTAGTGCTAGACGTTGCCGTTGCTCTTCGGGGCGCTGTGCGGCCCTTATACGCTCGAATACAGCCTGCTCACGATCCATAGTAGGTTGAGCCGCCTGACCAAAGAACCCGCCGGCACCACTTAACAACTGTTGCTGTAACGCCTGTTCTTGCGGTGATAGCGTCATTCCCACTTCAAGACCACCAGCAGTAGATTGTGGTTGAGCAAGCTGTCCAACAGGTACTTCAGTAAAGTTAGTTAATGGTCCGTCAAGAAGACCTCCTTGAGGCGGAGATAAGCGGCGACGCTCAGCCGAAACTTCATCCATTTTATTTTTAATGTTTTGGTATCGACGTATATCTTCTATTTGCTGTTCATTTACTATTGCATTGGAAGGCAAATTGTTAAGATCAACCATATTAGCAAGGCCGGGTCTGGGATCTTGCCCAAACTCATTAGTTCCGCCTCTAATGTTTCTTGGAATAGACATTAATTGTCTTTGCAAATCTTCCATTTCTATGTTTAGTCCGCCCATACCCGGAGGCAACATCATTGATGGTTGGCCTACAGGCTGTGGCATGGCCTGTCCCATACTAGGCTGACCACCCATACGAGAAGTAAACATAGCGCCGGTAGGAGTCGTCACAGTAAATGGCCGAAACTGTGACTCCCTTTGTCCGCGCTCTGCAAGGCCCATAGCCTCTTGTTTAGCTTGCGATCCAATGTCGCTAAGGCGGTCATACGACTCTTTAGTAAGAAGCCCTCCAGCAAGACCCATAAGCGCATCAGGCGAGTTAAGGACAGACTGTCCCGCGCCCATTAGTCCGCCAAAGATATTGCCTAGTCCGCCAGCAATTTGACCAAAGCCTGTAGGAGAAGCAATATTATTTATAAGATCATCAATGCCTTCTGATGAATAATTGCTAGGCATAACGGCATTCCCCGATCCTGCACTAAGAGCGCCGCCATAGTCGCCAATATTGTATGGATCGCTGATTGTAGTAACCATTATTTACTCCCGTTAAAGTAGCTTACCTATTAAAGCCATTACGTTAATTTCCTGTAGTGATAAGGGTGATCCATCAATATCCGATTCAAGACCTACCTGAACACTGGTTCCATATCCTGTTGCGTTAAGACTACGCTGGTTGGTTAGCTGTCCGCCTGTAAACTCAACCGTTGTATATTCGCTTTCACCGTAGAATCCCGTGATCTGAGTGCCTACCGTAAACTCTGCTGTAGCGTATGTGGTATCAAAGTCATACGCCCACTTCATAAACACCACAGAATTGTTAGCACCAACTAATGTAGGTTTAAGCTTCTTGAGGATCTTAATTCTTGCGCTGTCTCCAAATGTCAGACTTGGACTGTAGTATTTAAAGCGGTAGTTAGCGCCATTGTCGCTATACCCTGCGTATGTGCTAATGCCTGCTGTAGTGCCAACATACAATGCACCATTATCAATGCGCGCAAATGACGTGAAGTTAGTAGA